CTATCCAAAGATGGCTATGACAAAGTAGAACTCAGTGAAGGCCACCGTCACCAGCACCAGTCCTTGTACCGCATTCTTCCACTGCTCCCTGTTCCAGTGCAGAGGATTCATCGGGTCATGCTCCTTCTGTTCCATGACTCTAATCTCTTACTTGGTTAATACTATTCTGGTAGCATACGCAGATGGTGTGTTGCAGTGTGTCGGAGAACTCACGGCACGACTGCTTCAATGCCATCAGGGAAGCCTCCTTCTGTTCGGGCTTGTCGTTCTTCCTACATTGCTCTATCGCTACGGCTATCGCACGGAAGAAGTCTGTGTATTGGTCTGCCGCCTTGACTGCAAGGCCGTACAAACTTGTCGTGTCATAGACATTCATACTGCTCCTCCATTACAGGGTTACCGACTGAATGCTACGGTTCTTGTGATAGCCGTACACACTGGCGTACTGCTTCCCGTCAGCCATGACAACAGCCGTTGTCTCGTTGTTCTCCATTGTGCGCTGCCACTCCTTCAGCACCCACTTCCTTACAAACAGGTGTGCCTTCTTCATCGCGCTGCCTGGTATCATCATACCAAGGTTATACACTATGCCGTTATGCTCAATGGAGAACTTGCACTTTGTTCTCTGGCCAATCGTCGTTGTACTCATATCTTTGTTGTCTTTTGGTGGTAGGTAGTTAGACTGCCGTTACCTTCTCTATTGCTTCTTCCGGAACACATATCATGGTCAGCGTGCGCCCGTCATCCTCATAGTCCACGCTATACTCATTCTTGTAGGTGCAAAGGTTGATGCCAGCATCCCGGACCACTCCATCGATAACTTCGCCGCCCCGTCTTGTGACCCTAACCCTGTCACCCTTGGTGTATCTGTATCGTGCCATGTCTCATTTGCCTTTTTCAAGCCTCAGAGCAGCCCTCCCCCTCGTTGGTGGTGCAATAGTGAGAGTAGGGAGAAGTTGCTGCTCCTTGGCTTGCATTCATACTCTTATACTAAGGGTTTATACTAACACCTTGCATCCTAACGACAATCTCCAGTAGCCTTGCTGTCTGGTTGGATAGTTCAACCACAGCACTCAACACGTCCTGCTTCCCAAGTTCAGCCATCGCGGGACTTTCCTCGCAGTAATTGAGGTTCTGGGAAATCATCATCACTGTGTCTTCACTGATGCTTGAAAGCAATGTCTTCGCCTCCTGAACAGCATCCATAAACTCATTCTTCTTCATATCTCTTACTATTAAAAATTCTGGATTCATATCTTCTTGCTATAAAGTTTCAATGTGTTGGGAGGTTATGCCATTCTGATGAAGTTGGCGACCTTGAAGCACCTATAAGCGTTCTTCTCGCAATCCCAGTAGGTCTGGCTGCTTGGACTTGTCGTACCCGTACCCTTGACTGCTCCGATGACACCCTCTTTCAGTGTTCCCCATGCAGTCCTCACAGTTCCGTCCTGCTTGGTGAACAAGAACTTGACAACACCGTTTCTCATTGCCTTGCGCAACTTTGCGATTGCCCAACTCTGCTTCATTGCATCACTCATGCTGAAACCATAGGTCTTGACCAGCATCCAAGCCTGACGCATCACCTTCTTTAAAAACTCTTTCGTATTCATATCTTCTTGACTTTTAAGTTGTTGTAATGTTGTTTTGACAATGCAAACGTACGAAGATAAAAATCAATGCGCAAATTTTTCAAACTTAAAATTTCTTTGAAAGCAAAAGTTTAACTTTGGCTTACTTTTCAACAACTCCGTTACGAAGTGTTAAACTTTTATTAAGAAATGATATTAGCAGAAGTGACAATCTTTGGGGCCTACACTATCAGCATTCACGTACATATTAACGAATACCGTATTCTAACACTTCAGTATAGTCTTTGCATAAGCAGTCTTTCTCACGGAGGCCTGTTTATTCGTTTTTAAGCTCTCACCTCCTTCTATCTCCTTAACGCTTTATGGGTCGTATGCTCGGCTTGGCATATTCAAAAAAAAGAGAAGCGGTCTTCGCAGATGGCTTCTCAACTAACAAAAGTATTATATGAATACGAACATAAGCGCGATATGGCATCGCACTTACAAAAAATCTCGTAGTATTTCCTCATCACTGGCTCCCGTCCAGTCATGCGGATAGAAGGTGTTGGCAAGTGCATCCATATAGTCGGGCGACCGCTTTAACCGCTTCTTTATCTCCTCCTTCGGCTCAATGATGACAGATCCGTTGCTGTGGAACTTCCACCTCGTCTCGGTCAGTTCCTCCGTCAGCTGCTCACACAGAGGGAGTGCAGCCCCAAAGCCATTCTTCGGGTTCAGCCAGTCACGGACACACCAATGCAGATAAGCCCTCATGTTCGCAAAGGTGTACTGCCTCGAAATGTCTGTAAGCCGCTTTGCACCCTCTGAGAACTTGCAGGAGAACACATTGTGGCATCCCAATTCGAGCAGTCTGGAATAGACTCCTGCGCCCTCTCCAATGGTGTCAATGAAAGCCTTCGCCCGTCTGTTCTTATTCAAGTAGTCACGAACCATGCCGGCGACCTGCATGTGGTCTGCCTGACCTCCCGACTGATGGACTTCAAACCTCGGAACATAGAAGTCATACCGAGGACACAACACAGAGCTATCCCTGCCCATGCCAGCCACATCGACACCCAGCCGACAATCCCGGTTAGGCTTGTATCCTTCCGACTCATATTCCTTCCACCGCCTGTTTGCCTGTTCAATCCATTCAAAGGGAACGAGCACGTCTTGGCTCACCTTCGGGAACATTCCAAGCACCTTGACACGAAACAAGTCGTTGGGGCGGTAGAGCCTGCCTTCCCACTCAAAATCTCCTTCCCCCTCGTCGAACTCCTCCCGTGTGATGATGGAAGTCCAGTTCTCTACTTTGTCTTTCACCCATTCGTAATCGACTTGTCCGGGGATGATGTTCTTCTTCTGTATGACGTTCTCAGCATGGAGAGAGTTCAGACGGAATGATTTGAACCTCTCCGACTTCATTGCACGCGCTGCATAGCCTGTTGTAGTGTTGGGGTTGAATACCAACAGCAGACGGGAATTACCTTGCAGATTGCCCTCTATGGCATTGAACACGGCTTCCGACAATCCCGATGCCTCCGTAACCACAAACATCGTATTCACGGCATGGAATCCCGACCATGCCTCCGTATTGTTCTCGTCCGACTTGAAGCCAGTCAGGAACCACTCGTCATAGTCTGTCTTGATACCATGAGCCAGCAACCGACCTGGCAGCACCTTCGCCGTCCTGAACAATCGGCTTATCTCTGGTATCATAATCACATCTATCTGCCGTCCCGTCGGTGCGGTCAAGGCAACCTTCGTGTTGGCGACCATCTTCCCGTCTGCAAACCTCGGTGTCAGATAAAGGAAGCACAAAGCAGCGACTGCGGCCACGAAATCCTTGCCTCGTGCCGTTCCACTTGATACCGCCGTCATGGGGTTGTTCTGTACAGAGGTGAGGATGGCCTGTTGCTCTTCATCGAGCCGTGCCTTCAGCACCTCCCTCGCGAACACATTCCAGTCAGACCGCCACTCAAGCATCTTGCGTCGTGCCTTGTCCTTGTCTTTCATTCCACCTCCTGCATCAGTTCTTGGAACGGATTGACATTGACATCATGCTCCGTCTTCTCCACATAGCCGCGGCTCTTGCCTTTGGTTTTCAGCAGAAAGAACACAGCGTTCATGTCACCTCGGCTGACCGCCATCCTCAACTGCGTCTCAGCCAAATCTATAAATGATTCGTTCACCGATTCCACCGCTTCCTTGAACTCAGCGTTTTCAAGCCAGCGATAGTAGGTAGTCCTGCTCTTGACATCTGCCTTTTGACAGGCAACTGTAACATTACCTCCGCAAGCATCATAAGCCTTTACAAACCTTTTCTGTGCTGCGGATAGGGTCGATAACGGTTCTTTCATAATTACTTCTCCTTTGTATTTATCCCCCTCACCTCAACAGATGAAATGAGGGGGCTATGATTCTTTCTCACATAACAGCAGCCAAATTGTCTATTTCTTCATCCGTCATCACACCGCTCGGCATGTTCTCTTCTTGCTTTCCATGACAAGCGGCATTGGCAGCGATGGCACCGAAAGAGAAATGGAGCATGGGCTTAGGCTTTTGCTGTGGTGCAGGTGTGGGGAAGTATTTAGCCATCCCGTCCTCTCCATAGGTACGGCAGAGACATTCATAGAGTGACCTGCCCATATTGCCTTGTTCCAACTGTTTTACGTCGCATGAGAGGGGTGACAGTCTATAATGATAGCGCACGTCCTCCCACCCGTTGAAATACTTCTCACTCGAACCGCGCTTGAACACGAAATGGTCTTGTTCAAAGTCCTTCTTCTTGAAACCCGTCTTGAAATTATCCATATCCTTCTCCTTTCGTAGTTTAAAGAAGCCTTGCCAATTCATCAACTTCCTCGTCGCTCATGGGCGGCAGGGGCTTCTCTGATTCCGTCTTTTTCGACTGCTCCATTTCCCATTTGGTGAAGGCGGCAGTCATATCCTTGACAGATTCCATCCTTGCCCTATTCGGGTCTTCATCCAAGCCAGGGAACAGCATTTCCTGCAGTGCCATTGACTGCTCGTCTGTCAGTGTGCGCTTACGTAACACATCTGCATAAAACAAATTCAAATTCTTTTCCATAATCACAATCTTTTTATCTTAGAATTAACCTTTATACGCTCTTTGTTCTGTTCGGGTGGGGTGTCAGTCCAACCGACACCCACAAACCCTTTAGATGTCAAATAAACTGCCCTGCGCCAGCCTGTCAGCCTCCTGTTTGGTACAACTGATATTCTCCTGTCCCTGTGGGCGCATAGCTGCCTTGTCAGCTTCCAGGGCAATCTTCTCAAATGCTTCTTCATTGGGCATCTTGTTCGCATTCTCAATCTTCGCTGCCTCGGCATAGAAATGTTCCAACCCACGCCCCATCGACTTCCCTCTCAGCGTGTGCATATCAAAGACATAATCAGGCATCGGGTACGTCTGTGTCGCGTTCTCCTGCCAATAGACAGATATTGCCAAGTCCACATACCGAGACTTCCGGCTGTGTACCAGTTGCAGGACAGCCTGTGTGAATGGCAGCTTCTCAGGCAGCGACTTCTCCTTCAACGATGCCAAGTAGTCATAGGTTCCCTTCAAGGCGAATACTATGCTGTTCGTTGTCGGCTCACCCAGCCCCACGTCCTCACAGGACATTATCAGCATCCGTTTCCACGCATACTTCTGATAACCACTTTCGTAGAGTTCCACAGCCCAATACATTGCCTGCTTCTCGTCACCCCTACGGATGGACTTCTGAAATGCACTTGCCACCTCAAAGAATGAGTACCCGTGCTTTGTTCTTACGTCATATCCCATTTTGTTTGCATTTTAATTGTTAAACTTGTTGTCACTCACAAAGTTACGAATTTGTTTTGAGATGCGCAAATTGTTGAACTTTTATTAACTCAAAATGGGATTTTCAGCGACCGTTGGAACTCATGCCGCCTTTTGGCAATGCTGGTGTCCTGCTTTAGCTGAATGACCTCGCCGAATGTCTGTCTCAGGAATAGCGTATCTTCTTCCTCCTGTTTCAACGTGCGGTAGTTGGAGCAGCCGCCTCCGTTATGGAATGTGTCAGTACCACAGATGGCAAACCGCTCGTCACACCACAGCTTCCTATGATGGTAGGCATTAAGGCAACATATCCAGTAGTCCTCACTCACGACAGCCTTCTCCGAGAAGTACAGCTTGCTGCCCTCCAGCAATCCCACACAGCCATTGAGGATGCCCGTCAGCCGTATCGGTCTCATTTCATGATAGCCCAAGGGGTTCGGGTCTTTGTGGAAGCCAAAGAGATAGCATCCCGCCAGCTTCGCCATGTTGCCGCAGAACTGCACTATGTCGTAGGCTTCGTCAGCATCCAAGGCAGTCCTCTCTCCGCTCTCCGTGTAGATGCGCTGGATATGCTTGATGTCATCGTCGATTTGGAATGAGTTGGGAAAATGCTCATAGATGAACTGGCGTTTCTTTGCAAGCCCTTTCAGCGTGTCGGGGTGTGTCAGTATAGGCATACCGGGGTTGTGCTCCTCATAGGCTTGTTTCTCGCTTTCTGGAACACAAAGGACGGCGTTCTTGATGCAGTTCTTCGTCACCACCCTGTCAGCCCGGCCCATTGATGGTATTACTATCTCTATCTTAACCGCCATAGCCCATTGCCTTTCTCAGTTGTTCAACCGTTATCACCATTCCCTCACCCGTCCGAGTGTTCTTGTACGACTGGCACTTCTGTATGCCGAGGGCGGTCTTCAGAAACGATGTGTCCGTGGCGTTGTCAGAGATTATCACCACGCAGTCGTACTTCTCCGAGAACTTCGGGACGATGGGCAGGTCACAGTTCTTGTTCGTGATGCTCTCAAACTTCTTCTGGAAGTCACTCACCCAGAATGAGAGTTCACCATCCGCGAAGCCGACATCTTTCAGCCAGTCCTTGTCGAAGAACTTCTGCAAAGCGTCAAAATCCCATCGGCCTTGGTTCTTGTTCAGTCGCACATTCAGCTCTTTCTCCTGTTTCAGAGTGAGGCTTACAAAGACACACGGCACTTCGGTATAGCCTAACTCCTCCTTGGCGACCGTCACCCTCTGATGGCCACCCACAATCACGTTCATCCTGTCGGGGTGTCTGTTCACGATGACAGGTTCAGCAAAGCCGAACTTCTCCAGACTTGCCTTGATGTCCTTCCTGTCTGCTTCTGTTATCCGTCTTGGGTTGTAGTCAGCAGGGATGAGTGTGTCGATGCTGACGTACTCCACTTTCATGTCTTTACTTCCTTTTCCCATTGTTCACAGCGTTTATTATTTCCATGATGTCAGAACCAACATTGAACAGAGCGTCGATAACACTCATAAAAGGCTCAAACTGCTCTTTTCCCCATTGGGTGTATATTGGATGTACGAATTGCTGAAATTCAACTGGAATGTCGAATTTGTCATGCTCCAGGTATTCAAGACCGCTCTTGCCTGATATGTACTTGTCCGCACCTACCTTGTGGCAGATGTCAAGCAGCAGATCCGACTTCGCTCCCTTCACGCCCAGCTCACTCGCCCTTATCACCTCCACTTCTATGTGCAGACATTCCAAGATGAACTTCAACAGCATTTCGTTGTAGGCCGCAAGCCTTTCCACGTCCATGTTGTAGATGTCAAGGAATGCGTTGCCGTAAACCTTCCAATAAGGGGCCTTGGCGTAGGCCATTTCTATTGTCTTGGTGTTCTTGCGCCTCACCGCCTTATAAAATTCATCGGCAATTTTCACTTCCCTTATCTTCCGTGATGGGTCGTTAACGGGAACGGTGATATATTGCACTCCTGCACTTGTGTAGACTCTGTTGCGGTTCTGGAAGTAGTTCTTCTCAAACTGCACGTTGTCAAGCAGTACAAGTGTATCTGCCATGCTCACCTTGTGGAAGAATCCCAAGTAAGACAGGTGCTCGGGCTGATGTATAGTCACTATCTTCATACCATCATCTTTTGAATGTAGAACTTCTCGGCAAACTTCACTCCGCACTCCATCCCACGAATATGAGCCAGCGCTCTGATGCCTTCCTCGTTCAGTGGTGAGGGTGCCTTCCGCACTTGGCTCTGGTAGAGGTTGAACAGATGGACTTTCTCGCTTATCACGTCTGTTATGTCATGGTAGGCCTTGCCACCGTCCACCTCTTCCGTTCCGTTGGTAATGAATGGGTATTCATACAGAGCCACGAACTTTGGACGGTAGCCCTCCCTCAACCGTAGCGATGCCATTGCACACTCATATATCTTTATGTGGTCTTGGTGGCAGCTCCGATAGTTGATGAAGATTTCGTCCGGGCGGTAGCGGTCTATCTCATAGTCAAGGGAGCTTATAAGTTCCCGGCTTGGGATGGTGTCAAGCATGGCGTCCTTATTCTCGAACAGCCACGACCCTGCGGCCTCCAAGCAATGGCAGACCAGCATAAACTCATCCCTCCTTGTCTTGAAGTCCTGCCGCACGTCCATCCCTCCGATGGTGCCGACTATGACCTTCTTCAAGGCATGGCGCTGATGCAGTAGATACCCTCCGCACCCTAATACCTCATCGTCTGCATGAGGTGCTATCACCAGTATTTTCTTATCCATGTGTTGTTATCCTGAAAACTTTTGCAAAGATAGTAAAATTATTCCATAAAACCAAGTATTTTCCGAATTATTTACCACAAATTGAGTTAAAATGCAGTATTTTGCCGTTTTTCAGACTTTTCCTGCGTGTTTTGTTCCATTTTTGTGTAGTTATAAGGGCAGACAGTTTTTATGCTGCTCCTGCTCTTGTAATAGTGAAATGTTCAGTTACCCGACCTTACCCCGAAAATCGCATGGCATTATGTGCGGGTAAAACAGGGTATATACCCTTTAGGGGGTATACCCCGTACCCCACGCCATAGCGGCCCCACCCGAAAAGAGCCATTTCGGATTTACCCCGAACGAGAATAACCACCCAGTATGATTACTGAGTGGCCGATGGTCGCCAAGGCTGATGATGCTATTCCTGTACCTTGCCCATGACATTCTTCTTCATTTCTCGCAACAGAAACTTGATGTCCTTCACCGCCCTTTTGATGTCAGTACATTCATCCTGTGCCATTGTTGCCTGCCAGAGGAATGGCGCGTGACTCTCATCGTTCACCCCTTCCGTGAACATATTGACAACTACCATTGCCGATGTCTCTAAAGCCTGTACTGACTGCCAGAGCTGATATAGTCTGCCAATGATGGCGAACTGGTCATTAAAGCGACCTTTGCCTAAACTAACTTCTTCCATATCTCTTGTTGTTTTGCTTGTACTTCTCGATTTCAGATTGAGTGTAAAACACCCTCCCGCCAAAATGCTTAGGATGCAGGATGCCATACTGGCCGTACTTGTCAATAGTGGGGAGGCTCACACCCAAAATGCTTGCAGCCTCCTTTCTCTTTATCAAGACCTCCGGCTTGGTACGGATGCTCTCGTAGAAGGCTTCCATCCTCGCCTTGATGGACTTGTCAATCATTCGCTCAACATCTGCAAGCGTCGCGCCTTGTATCAGGACAGCGTTCTGAAGAGCTTCCGTACCCATGCCTGTAATCAGTTGTTAAAGAGTTGTGCTTCATCGATGGCAGGTGCCTCAGTGGCCTCCTCCTGCTCCTGTGGTACTTCTCCCTCCTCTGGTGTGGGATGGGTGATGGGGTCTTCGGGAATGACCTCCTCCTGCTTCTTTTTGCGTCCTCCCTTCTTGGCCTTCTTCTCAGCCTTGGGCTTTTCCTCCTTGGCAGGTTCAGCAGGGGTGTTGTCAGTGGTGAACTCGGAGAAGTCCAACTTCTCTGCCTCCTTGGTGGTCAGCAAGGAATACTCCTTCTTGCCTTCCTCCGTCAGTGAGCGCAGCCAGAAGATAGAAGCGACTGCCTCGCCCTTCATGGTTGCAAGGATGATGCCCTTGCCGAGGTCGGCCTTGGACTGCTTGATGACGGTCTTGTCATACTCCTTCTGCTTCTCATTCAGCAGGTTTACAAACTGGGAACGCATCTCTTCCATTCCGTTGCTCACGATGTTCTTCTTAATCTTGATAGTCTCCATAATCTTTAACTTTTTATTGGTGAATAATAATGATAACTGTCTCTTATGCTGTCAGCCTCTCAAGTTGACTGGGGTTGAAGTCGTTCTCCGTCTCGTCGCCGTCCTCATTGTAGGACTGGTAGCTGTCGACTACGAGGCTCCTGTAAGTGCAAACCCAAGCACCTGTTCCGTTCATATACCCGCAGCGGTAGTCATCCTCAACGTACCCTTCTTCCTCATAGTCATAGTCGATGCAGAGGGTTTCACCGTCCTTCTCATACTCCACATATCCTTTGCCCGGCTCCAAGTCCATCAGATTGCAGATGTTCTGGTAATCTTGCTTGTTGAGTGTCATGTCCGAATCTCCTATCTTTAGAGTGAAACTTTGGTTTTGAATTACATTGCAAACGTAGTCTTTTCAAAAACAATGCGCAAATTTTCAACTCTAAAAATATCTTGCTTGAACTTAGTTTAACTTTACAAAACCTCCGTTTCTCCTCCGTAAACTTTTGATAACTTTCATTGCAGACAGGACAAAAAAAAGACGCAGCCGTTAGGCCACGTCCTTATTGTGGAGTGATGGTTCAGGAGTCAGAGCGCGACTTTGCCGATACCTTTCATTTCAAGGGCAACTTCTCAATTTCTGCTTTCACGTTCTTTTCGTACTCGTCGCGCTTGGGAGTTCCTATCTTTCCGATGTACTTGTCCTCTATCTCTCCGAGTGTGTAAACTTTTATTGCCATAGTCCAAATTATTTTGATGCGTAATACTCTTTTCTTAACTCTTCTGCACGAGCAATTTCCTTCAGTGGCACTGCCCAGCGCTTTTTTACGAAGCCATGAGTGGCCACCACAAGACTATTGGTGGTTTTATCCCAAAAAGCGAGGAACCGATATTCCATGCCATTATACTTTGTACGGAACTCCCAAAGGTCATCAGAGCCATCCAACTTTGTGAACAGGGTACTGTCCATTATGCCACTTGCAACCTTACGCATGTTGGTCGTTATCTTATCCCTTACTTTGTCCGAAAGAGTGCCAAGGAACTTGTCAGCGTCCTCTAACAATAATATGTCGAAACTTCTGTTTGCCATTCCATTTGTATGTTTCTTGGTGCAAAGGTACGAAATGTTGTCAATATACGCAACAAAACAACTGATTATTTTTCTTGCTTTTGGTGTTTTTAACTTTTGCCCCACTTTTCGGTTGGAGTTGATGGCAGAAGAATGGCTGTATGGGCTTCTGGGAGGCTTTGTGTGGCTTTTGGATAGCACAGATGGGTAAGTGTAAGGGCGGGGAAAGAAAAGCCGCCAGAATGGCTTTATTTCATTAGCTCACTCCGACGGCTTTATCCAATGGGATAGTATTACCTCCGACTTCTTGTAAGCGTTTTTCCGTTCTTAACTCCTTTGCGATTGATGGGTCGATAACGGACTATGGTACAAAAAAGGCAGGGAACAATCGCCCTGCCCGTCACAGGCTATTCTCCCCAACTGCCCTTGCAAAGATATGAGTAAATATACACGCAGAAATGCCCCTGCGGTATGTCGCTACTGTTCTTGTATTGTCTTAATAACCTTGTTCATCTGCGTAGTGAAGTTGGCAAAGTGTTCCTTCATCACCTTCAGCATCGTCTCACGGGTGCTGTTGGCCTGGATGGTCAGCGTGCGAATCTCGTCAAATGTCCCCGTGAAGCTCGCCTGAAGCGTCTGCAGGTTCTGTAGTATCAGCTCCTGTTGCATGTTCAGAAAGTCCGAGGTTGCCGCGTCCCGATAATTCAACTGCTCTGACATGTCACCGATAAGGCCACCTGCCGACAAGTCGAGTCCGTTCATCACAGGCAAGGCATTTGTCATGGCATCTTGGAAGCCTTTCTTCCAGATTGCCAGGTCATCGTCGCTCCTTGCCAGGTCACCGTCCTTCCTTGCCAACTCATCGTCGCTCCTCTCTTGCCACTTGGAAATATCGCTGTCGTTCCTTTCAAGAATGGCCTTTATCTGCTCCTGCACTATCAGCTGTGCCGTCGCCAAGCCCTCCAGCGCACTGGCCTGCTCCTGCGTGATGTTCTCAATGCCCTTGGAAGTGGCGGACTGCTGCTGTTGCTTTTCCTTTTCCTTGACAGCGGCGGTATATCCCGTGGCTTCCTTGATGGCATCCGCTTCTTTTGCAGCGGCATCCATATATCCCTGATACTGCTCCTTCAGCTCCGCCAGCCGTCTGTTCCTCTCACTGACATCTTCTATATCCAATACTTCGGCCAGTTCTTCCCTCCACTTTTTTAGCTTCTCGGCATATTCATCGTTAACCATGCTGTTGATAAGAGCCTGCGACATCGTCTTAGATATATTCTCCGACGTGTCTCGGGCATCCTCTTCCATGCTCATTAAGGCATCGGCAAAGCTGTCCTTCAAGGAGTCGAAAGATACGGTGGTGACGCTTGTAAGGAAATTTTCTTGCAACTCTTTCCCTTTTTCCCACAGGTCGGCCATGGCATTAAGATATTCCGAGGCATCCTCGTAGCCACGGCTGGCACCTTCGAGAATCTTTTCCCATAACGCTGGGTCGTTCTCCCTTATCTTCCACATTTCCTCGGCAGTGAGCGTGCCAAGCTCTTCTGCCCTGTGGGAGCGCGTTCCTCTTTCTCCATAAGAACCCATCGGTGCCCAGTTGTCCTCACGGAACTTCGTCTGGTCGCCAATGGCATCACGAAGACGCTGCCAGTTTTCTTCGTCGTCCTTTAGCCAGTTGTATATTGACTTTCCTGCCGAATCCGTGTCTCCGCTGAACATACCACCGCTGTCATATACTCCGAGAGTACGCGACAACATCTCTTGTGTGTTCTTTTCAAGCTGCTCCCAGTTTTTCAACTGCTGCTCGTATGTCTCGAACTTGTCAGAGATACCTTGGTCATCCATCTTGTCACTGAGACGGTCTATGCTTTCTATGAGGCGGTTGTTGGAATCCGTCAGCCGCTGCATGTCTTCCTCATAGTTCTCGTCGGACACGCCACCACCGAACAGGTCGTCAAGACCTAAAGCACCTGCGAACGACCCAATGGCACTAAGTCCTTCAGTTGCCGCTTGAAGATAGTTGCCGCTTGCAAAAGCGGTTAAGGCTGCTCCTCCTGACTCGACGCCTTGCAAGCCCATGCCAACCTTTTCCTTGATTTTGTTTATCTCGTCAGCGAAATCTCCGGCACCGATGTTATTCAGTAATCCATCAAGCGGTGAAAGTATTTCATTGAGGATATTTCCAAGGTCCCCGAAAAACTCCTTTAGCCTTTCACTAAGCTTCTTACTTGCCTCGTCCTCCTTTTGCTCCGCCTTTGCCTTGGATTTTTCTGTTTTCGACTTCTTGGTTTTTGCCTTGGCATCGGCCTTTTCCGTTTCTTTTGTGGATTCCGTTAGTTTTTTCTGTGCTTCCGCTAACCTTTCAAAAGCCTCTGTAAGCCTTTTTGCCGCCTCGCTGTTCTCATCAAGATTGACAGCATTAAGGTAGTCATCGGCATTCTCTGCCGTTATCTCACCAGCCTTCCTATAGTCCAGCCCGAGAAGCCCTGCGATTTGCAACTGTAGCCCTGTGACCTCACCCTGTGCCACCATCTGTTTGCCGCGTGCATTTGCAAGCTCCTTTTCGGCCTCCCTCTGTTGTCTGAGTGATTCGTTATAGTCATCTACTGCCTGCCTTGCTTCATCCTCCAGGCGTTTCTGCCGTTCGAGGCTTGGGAAGAAGCCATGGAATAAGCCGCCTCCCTTGCTTGTCAGCATTTCATCGACCTTTGCCAGCTGTTCGGCAAGTACTTGCGCATCTTCAGGATTGAGGGTGCTGTCCTGAAGTAGTGCTGCCAGTCGCCCCCGTATGCTGTTTAGGAAGTCCACGGAATACCTGTCGAGGTTGTTGAAGAGTCCTTCCCAGTCCATCGTTTCCTTTATGTCAGCCAAGCGTTGGGATGATACTTCTTTGTCCCGTTGCTCTTCCAGCATAGCAGCTTTGTATGGGTCGTTTGCTGCTTCCGCTTCGGCTATGAGGTCTGCATACTTCTGTGTAATCGCCAGCCGTCGCTCCTCGAAGTCACCGTATTCTTTGAGGAAGTCACGCATGGACTGTATGCGCTGCTTCTGCTCCTCCAGTTGGCGACGGGATTCCTCTGTGTTTGCCTTATCAATATCGGCCTTGGTGATTTCACGCTGGTTCTTGACAAGGGCTTTCTCAGTGTCAGTGGTCAGCTTCTTGGCGGCATCGGCTTCTACGTCTATACCGAGAATGATTTGCTTGTCGGGGTCTTCCTTGAAATCCTTAGAGCCTTTCAGAACGTCGTTGATGTACTTGTCGAGCTGTTTTTGTGTCAGTTCCGTGCCGTCGGGCAGGGTGGGGGTGACGAGCACGGCGCGCTCCTTGCCCGTTGCATCGGCAATGCTAACTACCTGTGCCGTGGCCTGCCGCTTGGTGCCTACCCAGCCCTCGGAGCCGATGCTGGTGTTCTCGTACTTCAACCCCTTGTTAGCGTTCTCGTAGGCGGTCTTCCGCTGCTGGTATATCTTCTTGTAGATGTCATCCTCCTGCTCCTTAAGGTCTTCGAGGGTGCGGCGGTGCTGTGCCTCGCGCTCTGCCCGCTCGCGCTCCGCCTGATTCTTTATGGCGGCGATGGAGGCATCCTCACGGGCACGGCGAGCCTTCTGCTCCATGTCGGAAAGCTCCTCCTCCTGCTTCCAACGCTCCTGAAGAGACTTTGCTGCCGCATCAGCACCAGCCTTGCCATCCCCCTTGACTTTGTAGGTATCGACTTTCTTCTTAGCTTCGGCAACTGCCGCCTGCTGCTTCTCGATGGCTGCAAGGAACTCATCACCAGACATCTCGCTTACCTTCTTTCCGTCAATGGTCTGTGTTGACTTGGCGCGTTTCTTGGGGTCGGTGAGAGATTTAAGTTTTCTAAGGACATCCTGCTCTTTCTTGTAAGCCTTGTTAGCCTCAGCGGCGAAATCCTTGGCAGAATCCTCCAAAACCTTTTTGCGCCTGTTCTGCTCGGCTTCGAGAATCTGTAGCTGTCCTTGGAGTTCGTCTTTGTTATAGACACCCGTTGCACCGCCGCTATTGACTTTGCCGTATTTCTTGCCGCTGACATCCATTTTTGCTATGAGGTTGCGCCGTTCGTCTATCTGCTTCTTCAAGTCCGCATTGCTTACGCCCGTCAGGTTCGTCAGATAGTTGTTCCCCTCATCTTTCTTTATCTGATTGGATAGTTCCGAGCGCCGTCTTTGAAGGGCTTTCAGTTCGTCTTCTTCTCTGTCGTTCCTGTTGCGTCCAGTATAGGTACGGCCACCTGCACTGTTGATGAATGAATCGGTATGAATAGCCTCTAATTCCTTGATACGCTTCTCCACACGGTCAAGTTCATTGCTTGCCTTGGTGATAGAGCCTTTGCTATCAAGAGCCGCAATCTCGGCCTTCAAGTCACGGATATGCTTTAACTTCTCCGCCTCAGTATCATACTTTGCGAAGATGGCGGGGTATTTCTGTTCCAACTCAACAAGTGCCAAACGACGCGTGTCCGTTGAAAGTGATTCGTCGCCAGCCACCCTTGCAAGTTCTTCAATACGAGCCTTGTGTTCCTCTTCCTTCTTGATGATGTCGGCTTTCTTCTGATTGTACTCGTCGTATGCCTCGTTCACTCTGTCCTGCTCACTCTTCATCGTCACCATAATGGCGACAAGTCCTGCGACGGCTGTTGCTACAAGTACATATGGATTGGCGAGCATAGTCTTGTTAAGCAATGCCTGAGCCTTCTCCGTAACGACGAGCCAACCATAATGTACGGTTTCCGCTGCGGTAAGTGCTCCTACCCCTGCCGTCTGCAAGCCCTGCAGTGCCGTGACGACCATCACCGCCGTCTTGTATGTGCCATAGGTGGTGGCAAGACCCATAATGACCTCCCCGACCTTCTGATAATTTTCCACCAATGAGGAAATGACACCGAGCGTACCGTTGATGATACCCTCCGACTGCTTTCCGAGGTCGTTGAACATTACATCAATGGCATCCTCTATGTTGCTTATCTGTCCTGTGATGGTCTTTGACTGTGCCTCCATGAGACCCGCGAACTTGCCACCCTCAGAGGACATAGCCATGATAGCCTGATTGAACTCTTTGGCACCGACCTTGCCTGCCGTCACCAACTCGCCGACCTTATCCTTTGTAACGCCGAACACTTTTGCAAGCTCTTCGGCAATGGGGATGCCTCGCCCTTGGAACTGCCGCAAGTCCTGTGTGAACATTCGTCCTTGCGTCATCGTCGTGCCGTAGAGGTACACCAAATCATTCAGAGGAAGGGAAAGACCTGCAGCTATATCGCCCAGGTGTATCAGTTTGTCGTTTACCTCGTCGGCTGATATGCCATAGGCGAGGAGCTGTTTCGCACCATTAGTCACTCCCTGGAGGTCGAAGGGTGTGATGGCCGCGGTCTTTGTCAGCTGTGCCATGAGTGCGTCGGCTTTCTCGGCATTGCCCAACATGGTCTTGAACGCCACTTCGAGCTGTTGGAACTCGCCGCGTACCCTCACCATCTGACTTGTGAACTGTTGTAGGGAGAACCCCGCAGCAAGTGCCGCCGCCTTGTTCTTCAAGCTCTCCATATATTTGTCGATTGACATTCCGCTGGCTTCAACCTGCTTGGCTGTCTGTGTTATCGAATCTTGTATCTGCTTTTGTGACTTTATAAAGTGGTCATTATTGAGTGTTGCGACCCATTCTATTCCTGGCATACTTTTTTGTTTTTAATTCTACAAATGGGATTTCAAAAAATTCCTCATCGGAGATTCCGTTGAGGTCTGAGGGTGTGATGTGAGCGTTCTGCATCCATCGAAAGTTTACCATCATCCCGCAGAGGTACAGAGTTGTCAGCTCGTAGTTCTCACAGTGCAGTTTGAGGAACGCAGCTGTCTTTTTGACTTGCTCCGTGTCGATTTCTCCCTTGGATAAGTAAAGGGCCACGATGCGCGATAACGTGTCCGGCTCTTCCTTTGCGGCAGTGAGCAGCCCTGCGATGGTGAGTTTCTTATTGTTAAGGCTGTCTGTCAGTCTCTCAATAATGGCGAGAGTTCCGAGTGGTAGCGGGGAGAAGGAAAACTCCTCTCCGTCAATCCTGAAACGCAACTCGGATGGTACTTGTTTGTAGTCTTTTTTTCTTTCTATCATAGCTTAAAATAATTTTGGTTCCAATTCTTCAATCGCAAACGCCACCCTTGGATTCGATGGGTCGATGACTTTCCTACAGTCGATGGCCACGGCAAGATTATCGTTGGTGATACAATGGTTGTACTGCATACAGTCCAAGAGACCGCCAAGAGCGTTGTCGAGGTCGAAAGCCCACGAACTCTCATAGACCACGACGTGCAGCTTGAAGGGGCGGTCGATGTTCCTGTCTTTATAGACCTTGCACTGCTCGGCAAAGGTTCGCTCATATCTACGCATCGTTTCGCTCTTGATGATGTACCTTTCGCCGTGCTTGTTGTTGCCGACGGTGTACTGGTTCTTCTTGCTGGGTATCTGGGATGCTATGACCTCCCATTGCAGGTCGTTTCTGAGTTCTCCTTCCAT